TAGGAGGAAGACAATCCAGGCCTCGGATATAATCCATTTGGGCCTGAAGGTGGTAGTACATATGGCGATCCTAGATACGTTAGCACTAAAAAGAAATCCAAACACGTTGACTTAAAGATATTTGGAGCGCCAGGCCTTGGATATAATCCATTTGGGCCTGAAGGTGGTAGTACATATGGCGATCCTAGATACGATCCGTATAGTTTAATAAAATCAACAAATACCACTGATAATAATTCAAACAATGAGGTCATAGATGGAGGCACTACAGTAATAGAGGGTACTACTGAAGTTGTAGATGGTGGAACTGTTGGTAACAATCAAAGAGGTGAAGTGCGTGCTTCGACATCTTTAGTTAAACCAACAAATTCACCAGTACTTGCGGTAAAGTTATCTGAAAATAACTCTATAAGAGAATTTGTAGTAGGATAAGATTATGAAAATTTCCACAGAAAAATTTTTACAATCATCAGGTTCTAAAAATCTGGATTTGTTGGCTGCTGTTAGAATTAATGCAGCGAAATTAAGTCAAACTAAGATGATGTTGATGCAAAAATCTAAAAAATTATCGGCAGAAAATATTCAACTCTTAGGTAGAGCTAAAAACGATTCTGCACAATTTTATCAACGAGGTTTTAATGAAGGTTATCAAAAAGCTTTCTTGGAGGGAGTGTCATATGCAAAAGAACTATATCAACCACAACAAAATCTTTTGAGTAACTTACTATCTAATACTAAAAAGAGAGAAGATGGAGGAACTTTAAATCAAGGTGAAATATCAATGGTTGGTGAAGATGGGCCAGAATTGATGGTAGCAAAACAAGATGTCAATATTATCCCAAATGAAGATATGAAATTTGTTCCACCTTCAACCACAAACACAACTCCAACTCGAACTATTGTTCGTACTATTATTCAAAAACAAGGTACAAAGATAGTAAATAGAACTAAAATAATGTAATGTCAAAAAACTTTGCCCTAAATCAATGTTCTCTTTTTCCATCTGAGGTCAATCCTGTCCTAGAGGGTGAATTTGGAATGGTTGCTGGTGTTCAATCACTTGATTATTATGAGAGTATAACAAGTCCATCTATTAGTGTACAGATAAGAATTTTGGATGTTGATGGCAATTTGACTGCAAAAGGTGTTTATGGTGGTGAAAAACTTGCAGTTAAAATAAAAGGTGTTGAAGATTCAGAATTTGAAGAAAAGGAGTTTCAATTAACTACAGATAAACATGAGTTGATATTAAATACCATAGGAGATATAACTTCTGGAGTTAAACAACAAACAGCGACTTTGGAATTTGTATCGAAAGATTTAATTAAAAATGAAACTGCTAGAATTAATAAAAGGTATGTTGGTAATATTACTGATTCTGTTAAAAAGATATTAGGAGGGCCTGATGCCACAGATGCTGATAAAAAAGGTATTAATACCACAAAATCACTTGAGTCTGATCAAGCTAAAAACAACTATTCGTTTGTAGGAAACAAACGTACTGCATTTGATATAATTCAAAGATTGCAACCAAAAGCTGGAGGCGCTGGATTTGAAGATAAAACTAAAAGTGATTATGGATTCTTATTTTTTGAAAATCATGATGGTTATCATTTTAAATCAATAAGAACTTTATTTGAACCAGAACCCACTGCAACTTATAATAAAACTGAGGTTAGTGAAAGTGGTGATTTAAAGATAGAGGATTATAATTTCAGTAACGGAAATGATATTGTTCTTAATTTAAAATCTGGATTATATAATAATGAAACAACCTTTGTTGAACTTGACAAAACTAAGATAACTGAGGTAAAATTTAATATGTCTGAAGTTGACGATCTTAGTTTTAAACCACCAGAGTTACCAATTAAATTAGATGGAGATGAAACAAAACCATCTAGAATAATGCTTAGGGTTATTGATACTGGTGTTCATCAACATTATGAGGAGAATGATACCAAACTAGAAAATGTGGAACCTGTTGTAGATCTCGCTGTTTATCAAAATAAAGCTTATGCTAGATTTGCTTTATTAAACAGTCAATCATTAAATATTACAGTTGGATTGAATCCAGACTTAAGAGCTGGACAAACAATTATGGTTAAATTTCCAGATGTAGAATCTACAACTGGTGTTGGTGATGATAAATCTAAAGACATTAGTGGAAAGTATCTAATATCCCATTTAAGACATGAATTTGAAGGTGGTGAATTTAGAACTCATCTACGTTTGATCAGAGATTTATTCACCCCAGAAAACGCTTAAATAAAAGAAATAGGAGTAATCTAATGAAATCAATTGAAGATCACATTGAATACGATAAGAAACTTGCTGATGATCCACAGGCGAATCCAGCAGCGAGAAGACATGCAAAAGAAGAGTTGCATGAGTTAGAAGAGTATGCAGAACATCACAAAGAAGAGATAAAAGCTGGTGATCATCATGATCCTAATGCTTTAGAGTTGTTTTGCGATAATCACCCAGACGAGCCTGAGTGTTTAATTTACGATGATTAATTAGATGTCACAGAATTTTTTTGGTAGAGACCCTATGGTTTGGTGGATTGGTAAAGTTACCGATCCGAAGGATGGAAAGTGGTTACATACCTTAGAAAAGCAATATATGGATGATGGTGAGCCAATTTATTCTCATCGATGTCGAGTGCGTATTCTTGGATATCATGATCCTGATGATTTGGCTGATGATGAGTTGCCTCTTGCACACATTCTTTTACCACCAAACACCACAACTGTTGGTGGTCGAACACAAACAGTACAGTATCAAGGTGGAGAAATAGTATTAGGATTTTTCTTTGATGGTGAAGAAGCGCAACAACCAGCTATATTTGCGACTTTATATCGACAAGACTTTCAAGAGGTAGTGGAAGATTATGTGGTTGATGGTGGATTTAATAATTCTTGCAGTAGTGCGGTAAGAAATGGAGTTGGAAAATGTAATTATAATAACGTAAAAAAAGATATAACTTATTCCTACGATAAAAATACTGCTGGTGATGTTCAAATAGAAGCAAACAGTAATAATGAAACAGATGCTGAAATATTTTGTAAAACGAATGAGATTGCGAAAATGACCACTGAGTTGAAGAAATTCACTCAAAAATTACAATTATTACAACAATTAAATGAGTCTTCCACATACTTAGATCCAGTCTACGGTGGTTTTGTTGATATGCAGAAGGAAGTTAAATTGACAGCTTCCAAGATTCATAATTCAGTGACAGGTTTAGTTCGCCGTGGTAGAACTTGGTTAATACAGGAGAGTGTTGGTAAATTTAGTGATGACTTATCTAAAAAAGTTGATAGACATACTAAGCTTAAAAAATCAGAAAAGACCTCAAGATTAAACAAATTGATTTATTGTAATATTGAAAAAATCTCAGATGATTTACTCGCTTACATAGAGGGTAGTTTAGAAAATATGATTGGAAGTCTTTTAGATGTTCCTATTTGTGCAATTGAGAATTTTTTAGGTGACTTGTTTGGACAAGTTTTAAATGTATTAGATAATGATCTTGGCGGTTTATTTGGACAATTAAATAATTTGCATGGAGGTGGAATAGCACTACCTAGTGAAGTATTTGCAAAAGGAATTCAAATTGCAAATCTTATTACAAATGTTTTAGAATGTGATGGAATAGTTTGTCCTGTAGAACCAACTGCTTTCTCGAATAAGTATGGAGTTCAGAAAAAAATTGAGGATAAGATAGGTGGAATTATGGAGAAGGCTTCATTGAACAAACAAATTAATCCTCTTTTAGATAAAATTGATAACGCAATTGATGCTGAACCATCTGCACCAAACTGTAATACTAACGTTCTTCGTTGTGGGCCACCTAAAGTTGACTTTATTGGTGGTGGAGGTAGAGGAGTAACTGGTAGTGCGATTGTTAATGCTGTCGGAAGAATTATTGGTGTCGCATTAGGTGGTGTTGGATCAGGATTTACATCTCCACCGTTATTAACTTTCGTTGATAGTTGTGGTAATGGATCCTCTGCTGGTGGTTATCCAAGAATTAATGACAAAGGTGAAGTTGTTGATGTTGTAATCACAGATCCAGGCTCAGGTTTTTTACCAAATACAGTTGAAACCACTCAAGATGAAAATGGTGTCTTGACTGTAAAGGAAATAATTCCAGATCCGAATGGAAATTATGATGGAGAGACTTCATATGTAACTGAACTTGATGATGTAGTTGTACAAAACGCTGGTGTTAATTATGATGATAATGATACAGTAGTTGTACAAAACGCTGGTGTTAATTATGATGATAATGATACAGTAATTGTAGATGGTGCAGAGGTAGAATTAGTCGTGCAAAACGGACACATCATAGATGCAAATGTTGTTAATGGTGGATTTGGATTTACAGATCTTCCTGATTTGCAAATAAATAGTAAAAAAGGAGTTGGTGCAAAACTGTTACCTGTTCTTAAGTTTACTAAGGTCGATGATGCTAAGAGTAAGGCTGAGATAACTCAGGATGCTGTTGTTACTGTAATTAGTTGTATTCAAAAATAAATGTCCAAACATAATACTGAAAAACCTAAAGACGGAAAGAATGTTGAAGAAAGAGATTTTCTGAGGTATTCTTTTTCTAGTGGTCAACCTTCGATAAATGGAATGACTAACTTTCGACTTAAAACTCAGGAAGGTCAATCATTTAGTTTTCATTCTGGAACTGGTATAGGTGGAGATCAAACTGGATCAGGAACTGGAAGAGCTATTTTATCTACGCCAGGACTATATGAGGAGAATCTTGGAGATGGTTTAGCATTTAGATCGTCACCAATTAACTATATTTTACCAGCAAAACAAATCAATTGCCGAAAAGGTGATATTGTTTTGGATGCCGAAAACGGAGATATCATCTTGAGAGGACAGAACATTAGATTTAATGCTGTCGGAGGTAAACAAGATGGAGTGTTGACGATTGAAGCAAAAAGATCAATAGATGTTGATACAGCTGCTTTAAGAGTTCAAAGTGAAAATGCCACTGTTTTTGTAAAAAGTGGAGATTTAAATGTATTTGTTAAAAACAAATGTCAATTTGAATATAATATATTTGTTGCTTCAGCTTTCTCTGAAAAAAGCTTTGGAGTTCTTAGCAAACAATTTCAATCCCTTAATATAAGATCGCTATGAATGTATCTGTTATAGAAACTGACAAAATAATTGTTGGAACAAATGATGTCTCTTTTCCAGAGGAAGGCCCTGATAAAGCGCCAACTGGAACTGCGGTGTTGAATGGGCCTGTTTATGTAGGAAAAACTGGTGCATCGCCAGAATATGAAGGTATTTTAAATATAACATCAAACCCTGCATCTCAAGATTCTGATGACCAACAACCAGCTTGTACTTCAAGTTTAGCGATGAAGTCTGATGGTAATGTTTCTATCGCTGGTGATAGTAAAACCGCAAATGGTTTGCATGTAACAATGGGTGCTGCTCACGCTGCAACTTTTGTTGGAGGAACTCCAGATGCAGTCGTGGTTGTAGGTGACATGACTGTCACTGGTTCAGTTGATTGTGGTAATAAGGGAAGACTTGCATCTAGATTTGCAACTGCTGATGCAAAACCAAAACCATTTGATTTAGAACATCCAACGAAAGGAAAAGGTCATCGTCTTCGTCATGCCTGTATTGAAGGCCCAGAGGTCGCAGTTTACTGTCGTGGTAGATTAAAAGAGTCTAATGTAATTGAATTACCATACTATTGGAAAGATTTAGTTCATGAAGATAGTATCACTGTTCAGTTGCAACCAATTGGATCGAATCAAAATCTCGTGATTCAAGAGTTTAATAATGAATTTATTGTTATCGCAGAGGATTCAACTAATACTGATTTGATTACTGATTTATCAACTATTGATTGTTTCTATCATGTATATGGTGAGAGAAAGGATATTAATCCTTTGATAGTTGAATATGAGGGTAATAGTTGGGAGGATTATCCAGATCCAAACTATAATCCAAATAAGGTTGATTCTGATGAAAAAACTTATACTGACCCTCGATTTGCTGGCCCGCCTAATACTTACACCTCTTGAAAAAATTAATTTATATTGAGGATAATTTTATTTCACCAAGTCAGTGTCAGGAAATTATCAATTACACTAATGAATCTCTTGGAATCATGACTGCTGTGGGTCACAGTGAGGATACTATTCCAACCTTTGAACCGCAAGAGGATTATTATGATTTTGCTGAACATCATGCAAGACAAGATGAAATATTAGATGATGCTAACTATCAAGGTCACGCTGACTTTTTAAATACAAAAGAGGAAACCTCAGAGTTTTACACTAAAGTTGTTGATAAAGTCACTCGTGTTTGCAAATCATTTGATGATAGAGCAAACCCAGATTATGTGGGTGTTATAAGGTGGTCGCCAGGAACTTTTATGAAACCACATTATGATAGTTCTGCAAAAGAAGGTATTTATGACTTGTTTGCTGCACTTCTTTATTTAAATGATGACTTTGAAGGTGGTTATACTGGGTTTAAAGATTTTGAAGTGAAACCCAAAACTGGTAAATTATTAATTTTTTCTAATTCTCAATACAAACATCATGTAACTAGAGTGATAGGTAGAGATCGTTATGCTCTTTCTTTTTGGTATAATAGTTCTACAGATACTCATCAATCTGTTTAAAGATTGGTTCCCAATCAATTTTGCGACGAAGAACCACTGCTATATCATCAATCTCTTGATGAGATAACTCTTTACCTTGAGAAGATGCTCTTCTTTCAACCATCTCATTTAGGTTGATTCTTAAGATATTGCAATCATATATTGCATATTGATTTAAAGGAGATGCCATGAGGAATGATATATATTAAATATTTATTTCGTACAATTTCATTGAATAAATAAACTTAGACAGAATCTGTAATTAGAGAAGAATAGGATGCCTCTTTCAAGACTGGAGAATTTTCTAAAGAATATACAAGGTAATGTTATCTACGTTGACCCCAACGAATTAGATGCGACTGATAGTATTGAAAACCAAGGAAACTCCCAAACACGACCATTTAAAACAATACAGAGAGCTCTGATTGAAGCTGCTAGGTTCTCTTATGTTGTAGGGCAAAGAAATGATAAGTTTGATTTAACAACAATTATCCTTGCTGCTGGTACACATACAGTGGACAACAGGCCAGGATTCATACCTGTTAATGTAAGTTCAGAAGCAAGATATACAACAAGATTTGGAAATACTAATCAAATATTAAGTCCTTTTGGATTAGGTAGTAATTTTGATTTAACATCACCTGATAACGAACTATACAAATTAAATAGTGTTCGTGGTGGTGTAATCATACCAAGAGGTACATCAATTGTAGGTAAAGACCTTCGTAAGACAAAGATAAGACCAAAATATGTTCCAGATCCAGAAAACGGT